TTCATTCTTGTAAATAAAGCCTACGTCTAAAACACTTTCAGTTAATTTAATCGCTTCGGGTTCTACTTCGTTTCCTTTGTCCGTGTATCTACTCCAAAACTCTTTATGTATTCCGTATTTTTCTTGTATTGCTAATTCTAAAATGTAGCTTTTAGTAGTTTGAGAAAGACGTTCCCCCTTTGTACGGGGGTTCGTCATTATTTTGCCGATTTGTGAACAACGTACTTTCATAATAACAAGGCTTTTTCTTGTGCTTCACTTAATTGAAATTTCTCTTTTAGCTTTTCGATAGTAATTTTACCTTCGTTAATTGCTTTTAAAGCATCGGTAAATCTTTTATTATCCAAGCTTTCTTTTTTAGGTTTTTCTTGTTCACCTGAAGCGTCCGTGTCTTTGTCAGTAACTAATCCTAAAATTGAACTTAAACAATACCTACGAAAATACGTAACGCCCGAACCGAAACTTTGAAAATCATTCATTCCTTTTAGTTGTACGTATGGAATTAAAGTATTTGAATCAATCATTTCGCCGCTTTCAACGTGAAATAAAACCGTTTTAAGATAGTTTAATCCGTCTTGTGAATTAATTAACTGTGTGAATCCTAATCCGTGTTTTTGTAGTAATGGATTTACTTCACTAAATATTTTTGGGAGATCACTATATGAGTACCCGTACCCTTGCGTTTCTTTGTGAATTACTTTCACCTCTTGCTGGAACGCTGCCAGACTTTTCAATAAATGTTTCATAATAACTTTGTTTAATTTTCTACAAATATAATATTAATTTTTAATATAACAATAGCTTTTAAAAAAAATACTTAAAATAATTTTAATTGTGCTACGTGGTTGTTTATTCGTTCAACCGCCTTTTCGTAGTATTCTAAATCTAATTCACAAGCCGTTAGTTCAAATCCATAATCATGACAAGCTATTGCTATTGAACCTGAACCTAAGTGAGTGTCAAGTATCTTGTTACCTTGCTGAGCATATTTGTCAAGGAGCCATTTGTAAAGTGCTACGGGTTTTTGAGTTGGGTGGATTTTACCTAAGTTGGCTTGACCATTAAAAACAAAACCTTTACTTGTTACGTTAAAAGAACTATAAGCATATTCATATCTACTAAAAGTTACATCTTCAGAATAACATTTATCCCAAATAATAAAAGATTTAGTTGGTGGCATTATAAAATAATTAGCACCCCAAATAATTTGATTTTTTGATACTCTAAATAACTGTTTAAAGTATTCTTGAGTTGGTATTTCGTTATCCCAAATTGCTTTTTTGTGACCGCTGTGTTTCATTCCTTTTCTCCTGCCTATGCTTTCATTTATACCTATCCCATAAGGCGGGTCTACAATTGCCAAATCAAAGTAATTATCTGGGTAACGTGCCATTAATAACATATTATCTTCGTTTGTTATTTCTATTTTATCCGTTACTTTCATAAAAATTTCTTTAAACCTTGCACCGCATTCTCAATTGAGTTTGCACGTTCCTGAAGGCTTGTTATTTGTTCAAGTATAGTTTGCTTACAATCGCTTGTAAAATACCCGTGTGACGTCGCTATTAAAGGAATTAAGCCATTTGAACGAATGTAATTAACCATTTTGCGTAAACGCGGACCAGTCATTTTAATTTTGTATCCGTTGTATTGTAAATACTGATTCATTCGTGTTACTATTAATTCGCTTTTTATCGGATTGTTTTTCTTGTACTGCCTAAATCCGTGAATTACTATATTTAGTATTTCCATTTCTTCAGCTGTTAATTCGCTGGTGTGTTCTTCAAATCCCGTAATCATTTGTAAATGTTTTTAATGTTATTCTTTTGAGCATATCTAATTACAAAGTCTTGCGCATCTTCCAACCTTTGACTTGAATAAAGGTACTGCCTATTCCTACGAACGTAAAAATAATTATAAACGTAACCATACTTGTTTTTTACCTTAGTTGGGTAAATCCATTTTAATTTAATTTCCATACTTATTTGTTTTATGTTTGTCAAAAGTAATATAAATTATTAATATAGTTCTATTTGCTTACACTTTTTTTTATAAGTTGCTATAATTTCTTTTAGTTCCTCGATCGTAAACTTTCGTGTTTTTGTAGCTTCAGCACTTAAATTCTCAAATTCTTCTATTCCTATTTTCTTTAATAGGTTTTCCCGGTAGTAAATTAAGTTACCCGAAAGAAAAGTATTGCAGTGTTCGCATTGAAGATGAACGTTGCGTTCGTCAAAACGTACCGACCAATGGTTATTAGCGTTGTAGAAGTGTCCCGCATTTTCTTTTAAGGGTTTTTTTTGACACGAAATACACAGGGACGATTTGTCCCTAAGGCGAATATATTTGTTGAATACTTGCTGCGCTAATTTTATGTAGTCTTGAACGGTCATTAAATCGGCTTTTAACTTCGCTTTTTTCTTTTGCCAGTTCTTTTGTTTTACATCGTTTATCCATTCAGTTACACAATTAGGGTCAAAGCAATTTTTTTGCAAAAACACGGACGGTTCAAATGGTTGCCTACAGTACTTACATTTTCGTGTTTTCATATTTCACCGCTTATTAACATTTCTAAATGCTTATTCAAACTCTTATTTTCTTGTTTCAGCTTTATGTTTTCAAGTTCTAATTCGTGGTTACGTCTATTCGTAGCCATTAACATTTTATCTACGTGGTTTAAATATTGCACCGCTTCACCTACTTCCGTTAAGCTCTTTTCCATTGAATCAATTAAATCAGTTCGGTGTCCGTGTTTTTCTTTAATGTTATCTAAAGAATTTTGAATCTTTAAATAAACAGTCCATAAACCCGTTTTACGCTTTATCATTTCAATCATTTTTTTATATTTCGTGTTAATCTAATTTCTAATAAATCATTAATCCTATTTTTATTTATCGCATCAATCGTTAGCATTATTTCGTGAATAATCCATTTATCAAATCTCATTATTGACTTACTTAATTTATATTCACTTTGAAAAGAATACCATTCACCATTGTACTTGTAATAACTAAATAATTTGTGTAACGTCTTTTCGTAGTTACCTTTTATTTTCCAAGTTAATATAACATGTGGATTTGCTGTTTTAATTTGCCCTATTCGTATTTCTGAATCTACGGAACGACCTATTTTTAAAAATCCAAATTTATCTAATATAAAATAAGTTTCCATAATTATAAATGTAAAATTCTATATAAAATATTTTTAGAACTTCCATCACATTGTTCTTTTTTTTGGGGGTCGCAAAACCAAACACTGTCTTTATCTATTTTAACATCAGCAGTTGCATATTGCTTTACAATATCATAACAATTAAAATGTACGTGTTCATCTCTTTCGTCTTTTAATTGTTCCCTGCGGTCTTGTGCTATATAAGGGTGCTTTCTAATAAATTCTTCTCTTAAAGATAAATGATTAACTTCCCAGCATTCAATTAATTCATACCCCCCATAATACGCCATACGTTTTTTTATATCTCGTGTTTTCCCATATTTATATTGAGTACCTTTTTCAATAATTTCTCCAGTAGTTTTTGTTCTTATTTCGTAATCTACCATACATAAGTAAATATATCCTTTTTGTTTTTTTGATTTGTAAAATACTTCATCTAAAAAATCTGTTCCGTTTAAATTGTTTTTCATAATTCTATTTTTAAAATGGCATTTCGGGGTTTCCGTCTTTATTTATTCTTGGTTCTAATTCTTTAAAAGCTCCTTGCTTCATTCTTTCACTAAACGAAAGTAATTCTTTTCCGTTTACAATATCAGGCTTTAATACAGATTGTTTAGCCGGGAAACTATTTGATTCGTGTTTTTCTTGTGCGTACTTATTGAAACTTTGGTTACCTTGCCATTCATCAACGTAATACACAAATTTACTTTTATCAAAACGTAGTAATATTTCTCCTACTTCGCCTATCGATCGTGGCTTAATCTTATTGAAATAAATTTGTACTTCGTTTGTACTTGGATTTTCACGGTGTACTGTTATCATGCATTTACCTGAATTAAACCATTCACTACCACCTTTTAAATCATGCGGCGTAGGTGCGTTTCTTTTACCATTTTCCTTTTCAGTTAGCTTAGGGTGT